GCAAACTTACTAGCTAGATGTAAAACCTGATAAGGTAGGCTTGCTTCTATGATAGTTTTACTATCATTTATAGAGGTTTTATTCTCTAATACGGTAGACGTCATAATAAAAAAATAGACTAACTTTTTTAATAGGATCTTATAAAGATCCTGTATAAATAAACCAGGCATAAATTAATACACCTGGAATATCTATAAAGGATCATTAATCTTCTGTTTCTTCTATGAAAAATGTATAAGTCCCCTTATCCTTAGTAATACTATTCATTTGATATGAATAATTATTAGGTAAGGTTTTAAGCCATTCTTCAAAGTCACTAGGCATTAAATCACCACTATAAAAAGGAATTGAATAATCAGGAGGATAAGACATTTTAAACAGTAATTAGCTTCTTAGTACATCTATAAGGTTTTAACCTACTTCTACCTACATCTATATAACAGTAGTAAGCAATATGATGGTAATCAGTCATAATATCTGATTTATCAAACCATTTATCACCTTTCATGGCTTTAAACATATTCTGATAAAAGTTATGAACTAAGTGTTCCCCTAATTCTCCAAATTTACCTAAATGATGGTAAGACTGTTGAAAGGTATTATCTACTAGATATAGCTCCCTGTATGGTTCCCTTTCATGCCTTTCACGTCTTATGTCATTCTCTACCTTAATTAAATCTAGTTCACCTTCAGATAAGGTTACTATCAAAGTAGAGTAATTACGTATAGAAACAGTACCTTTCATATTATAAGTCTTTAAAACTTTTTTTATTCCAGGCATTAATTCTTTTTTTTCCTCCTGTGATATGTAAGCCATAATTAAAAAGGGTTCCCCCAATTCTCATATTGCTTCAAAGTAATCTCATTATCCTTACATAGTGAATCTATGTAGTTATGCCAAGATTCTCTTAATGCTGGCTTATCATTCTTCTTAGATTCTAAGAAGTCTTTTGAAGCTTCTTTATAGCTTCTTAATGTGTCTCTATAGTTCATGTAATTAAGTGACTAACTTTTTTTATTACATCTAATAATTTATATTAAATTACTAGATATATATTATTATATATAGAATACTTTTAAATTGTCAATCCCCTTTCCCCTTTTTATTCCTAGGATCTTGTATCGATACTATAGAAATATATATATACTTTCAATTATTTCTAGTTATAGACTAGGTTTTTACCAATAAAATTATAAATTATAATTTGTAACTGTAGTAGTAGTAATATTTTTGATATTTTTATAGTCTTTTTTTGATATTTTTATTTTTTATTGGGGGGATTCTAGTTGCCTCCGTATATAATAAGGGGTTCAAATTTTTATTCCAAAATTAATCTTAGGAGAATCTTAGGAGAATCTAAGAAGGAGTTAGTCGAACCTTCTTAGAGCCTTCTTAGAAGAAAGCGGGTATATCATCTTCTAAGGGGGCATTTCTCCTATAGTACTCCTTAATAAGATTTATTTATAAAACCATCGGTGGGGGTATTAGAATTACTTATCTGTTGAGGGGTCATACCCATAGCAGTTTGAGTGATGGTGTTATTGAGAAGAGAACCCCAATTTTGTAAATGAGTCATTAGGAGTTGATCTTTACGAGATCTAATATTTTTATCTTCATCTTGAGCCATATATTCAGTCCAATAGGCTACTGCACCAGCTAGGGAGTCAACGAGGTCATCATGTACGAGAGAGCCTTTGTGACGAGATATACGTGATAGTTGGTAGACAAGTTGTAATTTTAATCTTCTTTCGGGAGGTTCGTTGCTGTTAGAACGGAAGTCTTTTTCTATAACTTTGCGATCAATTATTAGTCGATGAGAGTTCATAACAGGTTCAAGGGTATCAATTATTCTTAGTTCTTTAGTTTTAGTATTGCGTACGTCTTTTAGTTCGCAGGGATGAAATCTCATAAGGAAGGGTTTTAGAAGTTCTGAGAACATACCACCACCAAAGTTTTGTTCAACGATAATAGTATTTATCTTATGATCTCTAGCAATCCTACTAATACGTTCCAGAACCCTATCGGAATAGCCCCCAGACAAGCCTAAACACTCTGTGACGTATAAATTACCATTAAGCATCTTAACGCAGCTTATAGCGGTCTGATCTTTACCTTTACCAGAGGGGTCAACGAACATAACTGAACCTGTATATTCTATGAAATCACCAAATTCTTGAGCAGGTCGGTAGAATCTGTCACCGTTGAAGCCAACACAAGGTAAATCTGCTAGTGCATACTCAGGAGAGTTAGACCATATTATTTTTTCGGGAGCATATTCTGGATTTATAGAACTAATTACCAGGTCGTTAATTTTTAGAGGGTATCGGTCTTGGTCAGATAGGGTAGTATCTAACATGAACTGTAAGTTAAAACCTGATCTACCGTAAGATGCTTCTCTTTCCATTAGATCTAAGTCATTAAAACGTTCTGGATCTACTGGATCTCTAGGTTTTACAATCCCATCTATTAAATTACGGTGTAATGTAGGTGCAAGTCTGTCACCATAGTTATTTTTTAGGTCAGGGTATCTAGCAGTCCATATTCTTGTTGTATAACCACGTTCTTCTAAGGTTAGATATAAGCTATTTTCTACTTGTGGTGTACCTAGAAAAGTAATTTTTCCACCAGGTTTTAAGATAGCGTCAAATTCTTTTACGGATTCTGCTAATTTATCTCTCATTGGTTGCGTAAAACTATTATTAGGTACTTCACAGTCATCAGCGATCACTTCATCTGCTCTAGAACCAGCCATTTGTCCTAAAACACCTTGAGATTTTACAGAAGGTGCATGGTCAGCACTAGCAGGTGCTACATCAAAACTTATCTTAGAATTACGTTGATGATCTTGAGGTATGAGTCCTGATAATAAAGGCATTTCATTGATTAACCTCATGGTAAATGTAGAAAAGTTATCAGCCCTATCTTTACTAGCACTAACTACTAAGAATTTTAGTTGTGGGTTCATACGTAACCGCCACACTACGTAAGTAGAAGTAATCCAACTTTTACCAACACCTCTAAATCCTTGAATTATTTTACGTCTTTCTCCATGTTGTAAATATTCTGCAATTTCTAGTTGTACAGGAGTAGGATCTGGTAAGTTTAAATGCCGCCAGGTAATAATTAGAAAATATCTAAAGTCGTGTAGTTTTTTAGGAAGTGGTTGCAATTATAATTCTGATACAGGGATAGTATCTAAGTCTGGTAAATTTTGCATAAGATCTTCCATACCATTACTTTCTGTAGGAATACACTCAATACCGTTATCTTTTAAGAATTGTCTAGCTACGTTTAAATCACCTGCTTTTGCTTCTGGATTTTTTACTCTATCAAGCAATACTCTAGTCAATACACTATGCAAACTTTCTAGCTTTTTTAGATCTCTGTTAGTCATAGCTACTGTTTTTGTTTAATATAATCATTTTTTACTTGTTTTGCCAAATAAAACATACTTAAGTTTACTTATAAAACCTAATTTTTTTGGTTTTTTGTACTGTTCTAGCTTTTGTTCAATTTTCCAAAGTTCGCTTTCTGTATCAGAGATCCGAACTAAAGCTGCTACAAGTAACATATCTTGTAGTCTAACGTGTTTTACAAGGTCACAACAGTAGTCTTTGATAACAAAATCAGGTAATTCTTTTACCTCTCTGCATTTTATTTCTATTTCAAGCTCTACTTCGGGAGGAGGATTACCAATAAGAACATCAAAAAATTCTTTATGGTTCATATTAGTTTAGCTTTGGGAAGAGTTGTTGCTCCAACATATCAACAGCTTTGTCGTCTAAGGTATTCGAGGTCTGTTTACAAATTGCTCTAAGTAAGTCCACCACTAACCTCTTCACAGCAGTCGTACTGAAGAACTTTAGTAATACTGGTTTTAGTATTTTTAGCATAGTTTTGTGTGTTACTTCCCAAACATAGCTAACTTGCTAGTATTAGACAAGAGTTTTACGTTTTTATGGCAGAACAACCAAAAGAAAATAAAAAAGGAGTCTGGTT